CCATTGGTACAGTGCATGACTTCATGGCAAATAACCCCACGCAACTGTGCACGGGTGATCATGGTTACCCACTCCGGGTTATAGTACAAAGATTTCCCATCCGTAGCCATCCTTTTATGCTGCGTGGTCTCGACTACTGTTAGTCGCATGGCCAAAGCAGCATAGAAAGGCTGACTGAACAACAGGTCAATCCTGGACTGCATCACTATGTCTCGTGGTGTGCTCATGTCCACATCCTCACTTGGTCGAGCCCATGTATGCACCCATGGCCTTGACAATCTTCTCAGCCTTGGCTGCCACTTCCTTTCTGAGCTTGTCATCCTCTCTCAGGGCATCACCCTGGTACTTGGTAAGCTCAGCCTTGGCCTTCTTGGTGATCTCCGCAAGCTTGGGATCACCAAAGATATCCATCTTCGGAATCAGATCACAGGCCTCAGCCACCGAGGTGACAATGCTGTCCCGGATGATAGCGTCCGAGTTGGACAACCGATCATGTAGGCGGTTGACCAGCTTGAACAGCCTTTCCCAAAGGTCATTGGCTGCCTCGGTCAGTCTATCCTGAACATCATGCTGTATGGACGACCGGAGATCATCCATGACAGTAGATTGGAGTTGCTTGACACGAAAGTCTGTGGCCGCAGGCAAAGGCAGAACCTGTATCCGCATGCTATAGGCAAGAGTCAACGCCTGAGGAGACGGGTAGTCTTCCTCATTATACATCCTGCCCAGACGTTTCTTGTCCTTCTTCTTCAAGTTTGGCAGCTCCCTGACCAGGGTTCGTACTGCCTTATCGAAGTCCTTTCTTTGGGCGTTCATCTCCTCCACGTAATCCAGGTATCCTTGAGCTGCAAGAATACCCCAGCCTTCCTTATCCCAAGGTAGGGTCTTGCGGTTATGCAGGTGTCTGATGCGATTGATAGCTGTATTTACTTCATCAAACTCCTTACCGACCAGTAGCTTCTTCTTGTACCTGCCTGCGGTATGCTCAGAGCTGTACCGACTGTGGACATCCTCAGTAACCTGCTCATCAGCACGGTAAGCATTCCAAGCGCTGAAGTGTGGCCGAATGAGCATGGCTCGCTCAGACACATTGATCTTTCCAGCCACACCCACTTTTGCTTTCGTAGTCTTAGCCATGACGCACCTCCTACTTAGCTAGACACTGAGTCGTTGATGATTGAGCCCAGCTTGGTCGAGGTAATCAGATCGACAAAGGCCTTGGTGTTCCCGATCTTCTGATTCCGACGCACTGAATCCCGCAACAGCAACACTGCAAACTCACCATCATTAGATGAGTGCAGTCGCTGGGCATAGATAGCGAGGGCTGGGAAGTTATGCTTGTCGGCACGATGAGCCAGGGCAGCTACCAGTGCGTACTTCACTATAGCCTTGTCCGGGATCGGGGCCTTCTTCGGGTTCTTGAACACTTCCTCCGGGTCGACCATCTCACGATACGTCTTGAGAAAGCTAATGAACTCCACCGCAGCCCCCATTCCCACTGCCCCGGCAATCATTGGGAACAGGATGTCCTCAGCTGGATCAGCAGTGAGTATTTTGGCAACATGCGCCCAGGTACGAGGACACGGAGAATTGCTCATGTCCGAAGACGGGTGGAAATCACTTAGCAAGTCGGGCCTCATCCGAAGGAAGCCGATAAGCTCCGGCGAAATGTTCTTACCAATCGCCCAGTGAACCCAATCGTCAATAGTCGGTGACAACTCGACTATTGAGACGAACCTGGACTTTACCGGCTCTAGAATGCCTTGCACGCCCGCCCGATCGGTACGCCGATTGGTAGCCGCAATGAAGGTCACACAATCAGGTAGAACATGCTCACCTACACGCCGAGCAAGAAGCAACTGCATGTAGGAAGCCTGAACAGCAGGAGTAGCCTGACCAAGATCATCCAGGAACCAGATGGTCTTCTTGGTGGCCTTGAGAGCTTGGGCAAGGATTCCGTAAGGCAGATGCTTCGCGGACTTTCCATCCTTATCGGGCCACGGGTATCCTTTTGGATCAGTCGGATCATCGACCACCGGATGAGAAATGAGCAGCTCGCTCTTGACTCCAGAAGCTACCTGATAGACTATATCCGATTTCCCGATGCCAGGAGCTCCGGTAATCAAAACCGGATAGCCGTGCCCGCACATTACCTTGAGTAGCTCAACAAGCTGCCGGGGGCGGACCGTCGGTGTTTCAGTATTACTTGTCTTCATTTTATGAATCTCCAGTTTGCTGCTGATAGATTGAGTTCCACCACCACCCCCGCTACCAGCAACCGAAGATGGTTTACTAAGTGGTGTCAGGCGCCAAGGTGTCATTGGTGTCATTGCCATGACTTCTTACCTTGTCTGACAGTCTTCTTAAGAAGCTGTGGCCGGACAATCTTGGCCTTCTTCACTGTAGGAAGCTCTGACACCTCTTCTTCACAGAACAGCCAAGAGCACTCCACACACTCGAAGTTCCTGCTGTCCTTGTGTACGCGACGAACTTCTCCGGTTCCGCAAACATAGCAGAACCGGCCATCTGATCTGACTCTACGCTTGCCCATGGCTCACCACCTTTTCATAAGTGCTAAACAGAATCTGCAGTATCCACCATGGATCCTTGTAGTGCGATGACAGCCAAAACACCTCTTGGGTTTTACTAATCTCATTTTAGCCATGATACCCCTCCTTAACTGCGGAAGCGGACAACCGCATTTCGGCAGCTGCTGACCTCGGTAGGTTGGTACGTGGGAAGGGCAATCGGAGTGGTGCGATGCTGAGAAGCATCTATGTTGCACGCGACCGGGGTCATGTAGTACTTCGACTTACCCTTGGCTGACTCATTGAGCTTGGCCAGTTCAGTGCGAATTAACTCAATGTCCCGAGACCCGAGAATCTCCTTGGGGCCTTTGCGAGTCTTCTTCAGGATGACGTAGATGGTGTTTGTGGCACTCATTTTCTTATCCTCTGCCTTGATCGGTTAAGGCGTACCCCCTGTCATTTCCGGAGGCCCGACAGGGATGGGCCATGTCCATATTATACGATAGATACTAGGGTCCGTGTAAATACCCTGTAACTTATTGATTCTTAATTTAGAACATCCCCTCCAGGGCCCCAGGGGCCACAAAATCCAGGGCTTTTGGGCCATACCCTGGAAACGAGGAATCGAGCAAAGCCCTGGCATTCGCAAGCTGTTGGCAGATCGAGATGAATGCTAATGGGGCATGACCATACTGCAGTCGTTTCTTGGCTATCATGTAAACCAAGGTCAGTGTTTTTACCTCCTTGGCTTTACCACCTGACACAGCTTGGATGGCATCGCGGGCTTGCTTGAGTAGAAACAGATGTTTCTTAATTCCTTGTGTATGTATCGGAGGCAACCTGACCCCATCCTTACTAAGTAGCTTTACCAAGCGCGTATAGAAGATATGCAAACTACGATCCTGTACCAGTTTTTCCCCCAGCATCCCTTGTACTATATCCTGAGCTTGCATCAGTTCGTTCTTGTCCATTGTTCCGCACAGCTTTAGCAACATCGAGATTTTTGTTTGCATAGGGCATCTCCATTATAGCCATTGTCAACCTATGAATGAATTCTTCTCGGCCAGTCTTCTTGGACCAGCGCAGTAGATCGCGGAGCTTAAATACCACAGCGTCACGTTTTGTCCCCGACAGAATGATACAAGGCATGGAATGCCTTGTCCTTAACTTCCAGATGGTCACACGACTAACACCAAGGATGCTCTGAATATCAGAGATCGTAACCAAAGAATGTTTCACCCAAAAGCTCCGGTGTATGATAACACAAAATATCAGGGTACAATTCCGGGGTAGTAGACAGCTTTTCCCGTTGAGAACTTTGCCGTCTTTATCTGACGTCTCTGGAATCCTTGTGCCAGCCCTAAGTGTACCCAGGTCCCCTCATAAATTAACTGATCGAAGTCAACCAATACACTAGCCAGAACCTCGGCTATTTGAAAAGGGGTCCCGTACTTATAACATCTGAAGTCCATAGCCAGAGCCTTCATATGTGCAGAGGTTTTAGACCCACGAACAAGTCTATTCACCTGTGGATTTCTATAACCACTGGTACATGTAATAGGCTTGTGCCCAAGGATTGCTCTTACTTCCTCCATGTACTCACACATCCGTTTCGCATTAAGCAAAAGTTCAGGTGGTAGCTCATTGACTATACCATGGCGCTCGGCTGTCTCTGAAAAACAGAATTCAGCCAGTGGAAAATTCTTTGTCAGATACGTCATTCTTAAGTCTCCTATTCTACAGAGTAATAGTAGCCTGCCATCCAGCACCGCCGGCACCACCAGATCCCCCGCCAGAGCCTCCACCCCCTCCCGTACCTCCTGAGACAGCTCTTCCACCAGTATTTACTGAATAACTTCCAGAAGCAGTAATTATCACTCCACCGCCACCACCACCACCACCGCCGCCAGCATTACCAGCCGACTCAGTACCACCCCCACCACCTGGGGCACCTCTAGCGTCCAAAGTCCCAGTAAAAGAAATAACAGGTGCAATTATAACAAGTATTCCTCCACCTCGTCCTCCTTCCCCACCACTAGCAGCTCCAGAACCACCACCACCACCACCGCCTCCGCCGGCACCACTTCGTATAAAGTAAAAAGAAGAATTTAAGGCAGCTGCTTTAAGTTGTGTTCGTTGTACTAAAGAAGATGCACTACCAACTCCACCACCAGTTCCTCCCCCAGCAGGCCCTGGTAAATCCGTATTATCACCACCTGCACCACCCACCCCATTTACACCAGTTCCTCCTCCTCCACCGCCACCAACACCGGCAAATGACCCATAAGCACCTATAGAACCATCTATTGTAGGAGCACCACCAGCACCACCAGGCATTCCCAAACCTTGAACAGTAATCGTGCCATCTATAGTAGCTTTACTAGAGCATCTCAAAACACACGCAACTGCTTCTGCTCCATTAGCTAATGATGCACCATAGCTTTGAATTATGGTTAAGGTCTTACCAGAATTTACTTGCAATGTGGTAAAGTTATGCTCTCCAGAAATCAAGTTCTGATTGCTATTAACGGTTAATGAGCCATCTGAGTCGTCACCAAAATCCCTAAGTAGTACTCGCGTAAACTCCAAAGCGCTAACACCATCTGCACCATGGGTATGGTCTCGGATGTTAGCCTCTACCTGATTCATCTGCCCGGCGGTCAGAACCTGACTGGCCACAAATGTTTGGAATGAGTATGTCATTAGAACGCAAGCCTCCTATTATCAAGTCTACCTTTTGGATCATGGTCAAGTACTAGAAAATCCCCATAGGTGGGTCTTTCTAGTTTTAACTCTATTGTATGCTCAAGACCACTTTGCATTACCACATCATGCTGAACAGATTTAACTATGTAGATAGAACCAACAAGAGTATTAGACTCTACTGCACTAACCTGAGTTGCAAGCTCCAAGTCAAGAACTTGCGGGAAGACATTCTTGATGGCCATCTCGATATTCGGCACAGGTTCAGCCCATCGACCCGCTAGGTACATGGCATAATCTCTAGCATAAGCTATATCACCTATGTACTCATTCACCACTTCAAAATCATATTGACCATACTTTGATACAGAAGCCGATTCTTGAAAAGTGGTGGACAGTGTAGGTAGCTCTGGGACACTGGATCCTCTTATCTGAAACTTGGTAAGATACACTCCAAAACTAGATGTGTTGAACATCGAGCACACTGCATAAGTACTAAATAAAGTAGCTTGCAGTGATAGAAGTGTAGTCTGAAAAGCCCCCGAGTTGTCAGGAACAGTATTGGTTGTGTAGTCCGCACTCAAAACAGGCGTAATTAAAGATGAGACAGGCATACCAACCTCAGTTGGATTGTCTGGGTTGATATAGGCTATCTCGAAACTATATACGCTATTAGCCGCGATGAAGGGCTTGTCCTGAAGGAAGGCAACCGTCTGAACCCCAGATACTTGATATCTAGAGACACCTGTAACTCGTAGATTATTAAGTATCGTACTTTGACTCAAGGCCCAACCTAAGCTAAAGAATGAGTTATCCAAAGAAGCTACAATAGGATTTGTTATACCGTGGTATCTATTTCTAAAGTTCAAGACACCATTACCATCCACATAGGAAAAATGATGGCCAATATTCAACAGCTGAACTATAGCATCTAAAGCTGGCTCTTCCCCAACCCAAAAGAATGGGGCAACATCATGAAAATGGTCTATTGTATACTCAGACGAAGAAAGAGATAGATGTGAAGCCAAGATAGAGAACAGACTACCCACATTATGATTAGTCAACATCTCAGTACTAGCTCTTCGCCTACTTAATTCAGCAGTTAGATCAGTACAGTCAAATAAGACTGTTCTCTCCCCTAACTGAGGAGATAATGCTATGTCCTCCACTCTGCCTGAAAAGATTCCTCGCGTAGATCCATCATAGGTTGCTGTTATCTTGCACCGTATAAACGGTCGTATTTGACCTGCATAAGGGCCACCACTATTATCTGGGGAATACTTAGAGTTGAAATTATCTAGTAGAATCTGGGCTCTTCCTGCCGCAAAAGGGTTTAGCAGATCGGCCCTACTACGGGCTACAGAAAATCTTACGCAGTCAGAACCCACATTAGTAAAGCTACCAGAAGTGAATTCAAAACCTACACTATAGACTGGGTCGGTCATCTAGATCTAAACCTCCTTGCTTCACCTCTTTCTGCGTCCTTTAGCTTTCTAAGCCACTTAGTCATGCTTATGCTATCAAAGATAACAGGACCCTGAAAAACAACTTGGCTACCTCCAGTACCGTCCCTAGATTTAGAAGCAGGGCCGATAGACACTCTCTCAGAGCCAGCTTCACCTGCGATGAATGCAGTAGGTCCCTGAGTAATAAACTCAGCCCCTCTAGCAAACCTGGCCGTACCCTCACCAAATCCAATTCCGCCTTTATCAAGCTCTGAGTTTAGAGCCGCAAAACGACTAGCTTCCTCTTGTTTAGCTAACAGAATTTCTGCCTCAATTCTGGCACGCTCTGCGGCTATCTGTCTATATAGTTCATGCCGTCTTCTTCTAGCAGAATTCCTCTTATCAGCAGATATAGCAAAGGCTACAAAGGCAAGTACTGCAGTTGCTGCACCAGCAACTGTAGATACAGCTGATGTACCAACTCCAGCTCCAGAAGCTGCCCCACTTGCAGCAGTAGTTCCAGAAGCTGTCCCAGAAGTTGTTCCAACAGCTGCACCCGCACCGGCTGTACTTCCTGTACCCGTTAATCCAAGGGCTGAACCTATTGTGCTTAAGAACCCACCACCCCCACCGCCACTTCCAGTAGCGCCTACTAGGTTTCCTGCCGTACTAACAAATGAGCCAAAACCACCACCACCACCTCCAGAGCCGCCACTGACAGCCCCAGTAATAAGATTGAACAGTTTAGTCCATAAGTAGTTAGCCGCTATCTCAGCTAGTTTCCTCAGAATGATATTCTTGATCTCAGTAAACAGATTCCTGACAGCATCTTTGAACTTGGTTCCTTCTACAAACATATTTTGAAATGTAGACACCCAGGCATCGTTAACTTCAGTAACTGCCCCTACCCAGGCTCTGGTAGGTGAGAGCATCTTTTCCTCAAGGGCTATTCTTACCTGTTGCCCAAATGTCCCCACCTCCCCCGTCAAATCCCGTATTGTCTTCTCCAACTCCTTGAACGCCTCTGTTCCATCCTTACCTAGGCCTTTCCATTCCTCCCGCAGCTGCCGTAGTAACGTCAATGTCTCGGATTTGGTTAATCCCGCCATCTCCCTGATACGCTCAATGCTCTTCTGCATGTTATCTTTTTCTGTCTTCTCAAGAGAGTTTCTAAGCTTTATCTCGTCGTTGAGCAAGGTGTCCATAACCTTTAGCTTTTCTCGCTCTACCTCTATAAACAAATCCTTGTTGTCTTTTATTTTCTGTGACTCTTCTTCAAGAAAAGCCAGCTTCTGCTCCAAGGTAGCCCTACCAGCTTCTATCTCGAAGTTCATCAAATCAAGTCTGCCTCTAAAGGCTTCCTGGTCAAGACGCTTCTTCTCGTCGGATAACTTCTTATCATTCTCGAAGAAGCCAACAAGGGCATTAATCCCTTGCTTACCAGCTTCAACAGCAGCAACCCCTACATCTTTGAACTGCCCTCCCATCTGGGAGATGCCTTCACGAAATTGATTCCATCCCTTCTCGATTCTTTCCGGGTCGAGTGATATAGCTCCAGCTATAATCTCGTGGAAGCCTTTTGCTGCGTTGACCATATTGGTCCAAAAATCCTTGAAGAAGTTAGCAATGGACGTCCAGACCTGGATAGTAACTTCCTTTACTTTTTCCCAGTTCTTAATCAAAGCCACACCAGCACCAATAATAGCTGCCAACCCTGTTGCTATAAGAAGAAGTGGGGACTTGGCAACTATCTGCATGGCACTACCAAGAAAGCGAATAGCCGCAGAAGCTGCACCTGTAGTAATAGCTACGGCTTCAAGCTTACGCCTCAGGTCATCATTGCCCCGGGCCATGAAGGACATTAGAGAAGCAGTGCTGGATATTGTCTCTGCTAGTTGGCTTGAGTTTGCCTTGAAGGTCTTAGCAGCGTTGGATACCTTTTGGAATCCAGTTAAAGCCTCCTCATTACCTTTTTTGCTACTAGCAGCTGTTTTAGCTGCCTGGGCTCTTAGCTGTTCAAGTTCCCTAGAAGCCTCAGCTACCCCAGACGTTCTTACTACAATATCAAGAGCTGCCATTGTCCTTTTGCTCCTTCTTAATCAACGCAAGCAAAGTCACGGCTTCAGTATATGACAGCTCCTCTACCTCTCGCTTTGTCCATCCGTAGTGGTAGGCGAGTTTGTGGAGGAGCTGGTAGTAGGGTGCTGCTCACCCCCTTCTACTGGACGGACACTTTCCAAATAGGCTTTGCCTACTTCAACAAATATCTCATCCTCAGGAGTCAAAGAATCAACATCATCCTGTGTGATGCCAATGTCGGCCTTGCACAAGACGTAGTGCAAGAAGGTCGAGATCTCCTCTATATCATCCTGGGACATCGTCTTTTGAGTAACGCCCCGCTTCTTCAACTCCTTCCAATCCCGAATGGTCAGCGGGAACATTTTATCAAGCTCCAGTTGACGACCTTTGAACTCGACTGTCTTCTTCATATCAGTAATCACTCTTGGTGGTAGTTAGTGTCGCCTTGATAGGATAGCCAAGGACACTGCTATACCTAGCAATGCCATCGAAGGAAGCTGTCAACCTCTCACGCCCAGGAATCCCGGTAGGCCAGGCCGTGTAGACAAACCTAGGCAGTGTTATTGATAACTGAAATGAGTTTGCCTTAGTTACGTTTACAGACACTGTCTGCTCCGACTGCTGGACAAACTTTGTGTACTCACTAAGATTAGCAAAATCAATGGTCCCAGAGAATCTAACGATAACTGGGCCCCTCCTTCTTATCCGGCTTATCTCATTGGTATTAGCCAATGTCAGAATCCCTTCCAGCTGATTGTCAATGCTGATTGTTGCCGCTTCCACCAGATTTGTGGCCACACCGGCAATACTTATGCTCACCGTATCAAATGCAAACGGATGGACAGGAGATCCCACATAGCTAGGAGTGCTCTTACTACCAACAGTAGTTGACCTGCCTAAGACTCCCACCGAAAACCTGACATCCTGATTTGGTGCCATGGCAATATCCAGTCTATTTACCACTACCCCTCGGTACAGATGTGAGCTGGTAACGTCTCGAAACAACTCCAGGGTATACGGAGGTAGTGGACTTTCCGTACTGAAGTCGGACTGGGCCAGAGTGAACTCATTGCTCCATAAGAAGCCAGATGCTACCACGGAACCAGATAGAGTTCCAAATGCTGCACGCAGGAAGTGTCCAATGTCTACCGGATGCCCAGGTAGAACCAACTCGCCTTCTATCCTTCGAGCTCCAGCTGAGTCATCCGGAGATGCAAACCGACCGAAGATGTTTTCCGTGTCAAAGCGTTCAATATTCAGGGCCACATTCTCACTGAATCCTTTGACATAGTCAGTGATAGCTTGACCTGAACCCCAAGTGGTCTCTTTAGCTAGACCAATATGACCAGCAAACCCGTAACCCATGATTTAATCCTCCTTATCAACAAGCTGCTTAACCTTACCAAGAATTGGTGACCCGGGCCGCTTCTGCTTGGCAAGCTTGGCAAACCCCTGTGCTATAAACTGTTCCCCGGCATCCTGAGGAACGTGTACAACTTCTCCCACGTGGAATAGGCCGTAGCCTACGTAGTCCCGTGTCTCAAGAATTTCAATCTCAAGTAACTCAGCCATAACTCCTCCTAAGTAGACGCAGTAACATCTGCAACCACTTGTATCTCTCCGATACTTAGAAATCCGGTTTCACCTGGGGCCGTGCCCGAGGGCATGTCCCCACCATTCAACCACAAGGTGTGAACCTTGCCATTCAGTGATCTGTTTCTCATCAAGGCGACCTCAACTTTGCCAAGTAAGTCATCTCTAGCTCTAATAGCTGCCGAGATCGCCTCCATGTTGAAGCATACACAGAGGATGGATAGTGACAATTGAAACCTAGTCTCTGTTCCTGCTGAGATGTGCTGCAAGTCAGCTGGAGCATCCCGTCTATCAAGATAGATCCCAACCCAGGGCATTTGATCCACACCACCAAAAATTATCTCGTCCTCAACAGTTATAGCCACACCATCCAAAGTCGAGTCAGCAGATAAGATCTCCTTTATCTCGTTCTCTATCTCGTAGTAGTCTACTCTAGCCATCTTACTTTTCCTTATTAAGGATGTCTATCTCGCGTTGTGCATAGGCGTCCAAAGTCTCCTGAGCCAGTTTACTGGCCAGGGTTTTTGACGGTAGCAATGGGCGTGCTGGAATTCCAGGATGGTTGACAATCTTTCTTATCGTTCTTCCTTTCACGGTAAAGAATGCCAAGGCCTGTTTGGAACGCGGCCTAATTACATATGGCTTTGTTCCAAAGTGCTGATACTGAGCTATAGTCAAGTTGCTTCCCACCACCACTTCCTTGTCACTGGTCACAATAGCCTTAAAAGATTGGGCAAGCCTGCCTGTTACTCGAAGTGGAGGAGAACC